TTGCCCTGCTGTTTCTACCAATTCCATACTAGATGCTCCTGATTGTGTTATTTTTGTTATAGCACCTTCAGAATCTTTATTATCAACCTCATAAGATAATTTAAACTCACCTGCATTGAGCCTATCTACAATTCCTGTTCTTTCTGCATTAGTTACTAAGTTATAATAGTAATCAGCCTGTTCACTCATAGGGTCTTTAGACCTTATTAAATTACTAGCACATATATAGCAGGTAGCCTTTATAATTAAAGCATCATATTCCCTTGTAGATGAGGTAGATGCAGAAGCACCATCTGTGCTGTCTGCCTGTTTTTGTGCAACTTTAGGCAATGGTGTTGGGTATCTAGCATCTAATAAATTATTTAATTCCATACTAGCATTAACTAACTGTTGGTCAATAAATGTTGCAAAATCTTTTCCTGCTTCAAATATTTGATTATTAATTGTAGTAGCTGAATAGTTACTATTGTAATACTCTACTTGGTTAGTTGCACTATTATAAAACCATTCACCATTACTATCAACTGCTCCTGATGTTGATTGTGCTGCTGCTAGTTCTTCACCATTAAGAAAAAGAGTATCTACATAACCACTATCTCTAAACAAATGCAGGTTGCCTGATGTTAGAGTTGGAAATATCTGTATTTTACTGTCAAAGTCACCAAATTGACTAAAATAGTTAGCTAAATCTGATTGTGTAGCATATTTAAAGCTAGTAACTGCCATTATTTACCTCTTTTTTAATTTTTTCATAGAAAGTATAGGAGTGGAACAAAAAGCTGAAAAACAACCCCAAAAATATTATTATTTCAAAAATCTGTTCCACTTCCCATTAACCTAAACTTATTACTCTTATATCTGTATCTGCTTTAGGGTTGCAACTTCTTGCCTCTAAAGTTACTATTCCATTTATAGTAGTAGCAGAGCTTTCTACTCCACCTGCATGACCTGCCTTAGTATTTGCAGATACAACAAATTCTGCATTAGGGTAGGCATCTATTCTTATCTCACCTGTTTCATAATTTATAGTGGCAGAACCACCTGCTCCTGATAGAACTCCATTACCATTGTCTAGCAAAAATGCTCCTGAGTTTTTTCTAGAAGCATAGGTTATAGAATCATATATTGTGTCATCAGGTAATTTAGCTGCAACTGCTTTTTCTAGGTTTCCAACAGCAGGTATAATACCAACCCCAAATGGTGTTGTGCCACTAGATGGAGCAGATAGAGCTATTGCACCAGTTGAAAGTCTAGAGCTATCAGTCACTCTTAAATCTCCACCTACAATACCTATAGTTGCTTTTCTGTTTTTTAAGTTAGTTCCTGCTGTAAACTTATCATTTATAGCTGATTGAATTTTAGTAATCACATTTCCAAATGTTAAATCACTAGAGTCTGTTGTGAATGCTACATCATCTGCTGAAGAACCTGATATAGATAGACCAAATGTATATGTTGTTGATGCTGCAAGTCCAGTCTTAGATGAAGCAGAAATACCTGCTAATCCAAACTCTTGAAATCCATGACTATAAAACTTTATAGCTACACTACCTGCAACTAAACCATCACAAACAGCATCTGCTGTTCTTCCATATCCAAAGAAATTCATTGCTCTAAACTTACCACTAGCATTTGTTTTTACAACAGTAGCACTACCATTACCACCACCATTATATGAAGTATCATCAAAGTCATGGTGCATATTAAAAAATGGCAATCTAACAGCTACATCATCTGCATGAGTTGCTGCTGTTGAGCCATATAAACCTCTGATTATTGTAAGTGTGCTGTTTGCTAAGTCTGCTCCTGTGCCTACTGCTGTAACCTCACATATCTCATTCTCTAGTCTAATTAAATCACCAACCTTAAAATATTTGCTATGTCCATTCTCTAGGTTAAGTGTAGTGTGAGCTGCATCAGAACCTATAGTTGCTGATGTAGCATGGTCAACATCTGCATCACTATCAACATATTCATTAGAGTTAGGAGCTTCATTGTCAACCACAACACCCATTCCTGCACCATAGGCAGTAGATGTTCCAATTAACCTATTGTTTGGTAAATAGACACACTCACCTGCTGGTAATAGCATTGAAAGATAATGTGTTGCATCATTTACAGTATCTGCTGAATCTGTTGCATCATCAGTAACCCACTCTGCTGTAGATATTAAAAGCTCACAACCAACTCTACCTGTATTCTCTACAAATATTGCTTTAGGTGCAACCATAGTATCATTGGCTATATCTCTTGAATAATTAACCAAATCAATCCCTGCATTTGAATTATCTACCTTTATAATTTTGTCAAAGATTACACTATAGTTTCCTGAAATAGTTTTTGTATAGTCACCTTTTTCTGTTCTAATACTTATCTGTTTTGAATACCCTGCCATAATTTTCTCCTATTGATAATGATATTTTACTAATAATTGTGCTGTCACATCTGTTGTTGCACCTACATTTTCAACAAATGCTATAATAACCTTGTCTGATGCAACATTAGCAGAATCTACTGTGAGAGTTGTTGTTGTTATTCTGTCATCTCCTGTAGTAAGTGTGCTTCCATTGTGTGCAAGTAATGTTCCACTAGATAAATCCCCTGCTCCACTACCTGTTCCTGTTGCCATTGTGTAAGAAAATAAATGAAAGTTTAATGTATCTGCTGAATCTGTTGAAGCTATAACTCTAACCTCATCTATTGTAATTGCTACTGGTACATACCATAATACAGGCACTATATTTTCTGCTCCACTAGATATTGTGAGTGTAGTAGCTGGGTCTGTTCCTGAGCCAAAGGCTGTTGAAGGTGACCAATCTGTATTTCCTGTAGCATCTAATCCTGCCATTGAAACCATTGGATGATGTGTATCTGCTGTAGGTGACATATCAAATACCCCAAATTGTTTAATCTGAGTGTTTGCATAAGTTTGTGTAGAGCCTACTTTTACTAGACCATTGCTTGTATCAACTGCAAGTAAGTCACTTCCATTAGACCTTTCTACTAAAAAAGTCCTTGTGCTGTCTGTTGAAGGGGTAACACTTAACCCTTTTGCACCTAAAGTCATTGATGTAGATTGACCTAGTCCATCTTTAATTGTAGTTCCATTTGCTGCTCTTCCACTACCATTATTATCTACTTGCAGTATGTCACCATATGTACTTGCTATTGTCTTATTTGTTAAAGCCATTAATTCTCCTAACTTTCTGTAATTGTTACATAACCACCATACAAGAGGTCACTTGTTGCAGCCATATCTACCTGAATGACTAAATAATTTGTTGTGTCAGATGCTACATCTGTAATGTCTATCTCTGTATTAGGATTTCCAGTTCCCTTGCTTGTAGCAGATGTGAAAGATACATTAATATCACTTTCATGCACCTCAACATTTAATGAGGCATCATTAGAGTAAACCATTACTGCTGTTGCTGTATATCCTGTAGGTATAGATACAAAAGCATATAGTTCATCATTTGGGTGAGATACCCTTATACCACCTGCATCTTCATCCCAAACTGCACCCCTAGCAGCATCATCATTGCCCTCAAAATCTCTTGGCAATATTTTCAGCCTTGTAGTGCTTCCATGCCAACCTGATAAAATAGTTCCTGCTGTGCTAAGATTACCACTTGAGTCTAATGTTAATTTAGTAGCTCCACCTACTGTTGCATCTCCTGCATCTATCTTTAATTTATCACTATCATCAGCATCATTCCCAACTGTCCATCTTACACTTGATGCTTCATAAAGACTAATAGAGGCATCATAGCCATCAGATGCTAAAATAGAAAGCTTTGCATCATTGTCAGTAGAATCTCCATCTCCATCATACAGAGTTGCATATATGGCAATACCTTTAGCTTGTACACCTAAAAAACCTGCTGTTGTTGTTGTTTCCAGTACAACACCATCTGATAAATTAATATCACTTGTGCTTCCACCAATAGATATATCACCATCTATTACAACATCTTTTGCAAATGTAGTTTTTTCACTTACTCTTATTTTATCAGTAGCTAGTTCAATAGGTGCTGTAATCTCACCAATTTTTAACTGTCTTAAATTGCTGTCAAGGTGATTATCAATTTTTATTTCTCTACTCATGCAACCTTGTTTTTGTCTGCCTTTGTTTTCTTTAGTTTTTCTACTTCTTTTTGCAGTTTCTCTATTGCTTTGTCATTCTTATTAGGCTCATTAACATAGTCTAATACTTTCTTCATTCTTTTGCTTTTTCTAAACAAATGCTCTAAAACAATTTCTAGTATTTTTGCTTGTATCATTTCTTGTTATCTGACCTTAGACCTTTAATAAGACCTCTTAATGCTCCACCTACTACATTGTCAACTAGATCAATAAAATAAGGCTCTATAGTCTTATTCCATAGCTTCTTAGTTGCCCAAAACTTAGCCAACCCTACTGTCATCAATATACCTAGTTTTTCAAAACATCCTTCTGTAACTGCACAAATCTTTTCATTTGGTATCTTTTTTAATACCCATAATAATGCACCACCACTACTTGCACCTAAAGTCATTGCTATCCAATCCATTTTATTTCTCCTTAATTAAATTTTCTAGTTCTATTACTTTTGACTTGAGCATTATATTGTCATTCTCAAGCCTTCTTATCTTTAAACCAAAACTATTTATTTTAACATCTACTTCTTGCTTTATTTGATTAAGCATTTTTCTTTCTTTTATGCTAATCATTAATTGTCTTCTAAAAACTTTTCTAATTTACTTTTAAAACCATTGCCACCATTTTTACTCATTAGCTTAGATATAATGCTAACTAAACCTTCATAACTTTTCTCTATTCCTTTCTGCTCTATCTGCATTTTCTTTTGCTGGTCAATAAGTTTTATTAAAATTCCTTCTAATCTTTTAAACCTTTCTTCTAAATCCTCCATAAGTTCATCTTGAATAAACTTATTCTGTTTCCATATAAAGAATCCAAATGCTATTGCAACACATATTGGAATCCCATACTGCTCAAGGATTACAAGAAAATCCATTATTTTTCAAGAAGCTTATATATTTTTAAACATATATATATAAAAGTGGCAACCCCTACTAAAACCCTTACTGCAAGAGGCAACCACTCTACCCATGTCAACACTACAGCTCCTGTTCCTGCTGTTGTTGTTTTTAAACTATCTACCATTCTAATCCTTTAGGAAGCACATAACACATAGTTGAAAAGGAGGAGTTAGACAACAATTTTAATGATTGTTTCATTCTTGTTGGTTTTATGTGCTGATTTTGCATTATATGCTTCCAATTCTTTATCAATTTTATACCCCTTGCAATTTACATTTTGCAAATCAATTTTTATCCCATCTCTATTGCCATTATTATAAAACACATAGCAATTTTGAGATGCCCTCCCACTTAAATTTAATGCTTTTTCAGAGTAATCATTTGCACCTACCATGCTTGAGCTTCTAGCATAATTATCCCCTACTCTAGCTGAATGAACATGACCAAATATTACAAAGTCTATATTTATTCCCTTTACTGCATACCTGCCTATAATTTGGTTGATAGCCTTTTCTATTCCACCTTTTAACCCACCATGTCCATGCAACATTAATAAGTTTTGTCCTGCTACATTAACAACCACTTCACTTGGGTCTCCATCAATAAAGGTTATTTCACTATCTCTAAATAAATATCTAAGGCAGTTATATATGGTGTAGTCATAATTATCAGTAGCTACCACATTGCTCCAGCCTAACTCTTTATTTGCTCTACCTTCATTCCCTACCACACTTGCTACTGAAACATTAAAGTCTTTATTTAAATCAAGCAAAACTTGTTGCATAATGTCAACTGATAAGAAAGTAGCTTTTGCCCTATTTGAAGCCTGATTTAAGAGTTCATCTAACCTTCTATCAGAATTTAGTAAATCTCCTGTTAAAGCCACCACTATGCTCTTTATATTAGCCATTCTAAAGTATTTCTTAGCCTGACTAACAAAATATTGACACCTTTGTGATGCAACTTCAAAATCATACTTGTTTCCTTTAATGTTTACAAGCTCATTAAAGTGTACATCACTAAATTGGATCACACCAACTGCTTTGCTACTTCCATTGTGCTTCTTAGTAACTGTGTGTAGTTTATAATTTTCAAAAAGCTTTTTTAATTCTTTGCTGTATTCTTCTACAGCATTTTCTACTCTTGCATATTCCCTAAAGGCTTTTCTTTCTACCCTATTTACATCTTGAGCTTTCTGCTTCTGTTTCTTGTATCTTACATTCTCTTTTACAAGCTCTAGCTCTTCTTCTGCTATTGGGAATACTGTCCTGCTACCACATCTTTTACATCTATATCTTTGCTTACCATGTTCAACACCACTTTTAATTAATTGAACACTAAAACAATTAGGGCAGGTTAGTCTATCCTGCACTAGCCATTATATCAGATAGCTTCTTTGCTCTGTTTGGTGTTTGTTTAGCCCATCTGCTATCCAACATCTCCACACTTGCATCTTTGTAATCTTTTGTTTCTACATACATAAGTGTTTTCTTGAATTTCAGTAAGCCTGAAACACCCATTTGGTAAGCCATCTCTATTAGGACATCTTGAACTTCTTTTGGTAAACTAGGAAGGTATGGTAAGTTTTTTTCTATTCTTTCAACTAATTTAGCTACCTTCCTTTCTAATATCATATCACAAATATCTTCATCAAGCTCTAGATCTTTAATAGCAAAGCCATAACCAATAGTTAAATGGTTTTCAGTACATCTGTATGGTCTGCTCCTAAAACCTTCTGATTCTTTGATGTTATCTATTAAAGACATTAATTAGCTGATACAGAATATTTTTTAGGCTGTGCATCTGATATTATTGTTACACCACAAGCTAATACTGCTGCATCTGCTGCAAATAATTTATCTGTTGTGTTCTTCCTTATAATAACTGATTCATGACCACCTAATGTAAAAGTACCTATATCAGTTCCTCCTGATTCTTCTAGGGTAACTAAATGTTCTGTACCACTATCAGCAGAATTGTGAAGCCTTACAAATTCACTTGACCCTACATTTGATGCTGCGCCTGAATTTGTTCCAAGAGCTGCTTGTGTTGTTGTTGGTGAAAATATAACCATAATTAAATAGCCTCCACTTTGCAACCTTTTGATTCATACATTTTTATTTCAACACTTGATAAGAAATCTCTTTTTATTACATTGCCATTAGGCTTTTTAATTTCATACCCACTTACTTTTGCTACTTTCTTTACTTCTTTTTTTATTTCTTTCTTTTTAGCTTCTGCCATTGTTTTTCTCCTTAAAGAATATTACCATTTTTATCAAAACTAACACCACCAAACATACCAATATTGTCAGCACCTTTGCCTTTTTTGTTTCTAACAATTCTATCTGTTACTTCTTGCATATAATCCATATATTTAATTTTCTTTCCCTTGTAGTATGCTTGTTGACCTTTCTCATCATCTCTTACAAGTTTTAGCTTTTTATCAGGGTCAAGTTCACACCCAAATTCTTTATTATTTAAATTTCCTATATCTTTTTTATCTGTCATAAGAAGTAAAAGGGTGGCTTTTACACCACCCTTACCTTTATTTATTATGAGATTTCAGTATGTATTTCTACACCATGTAAATCAACTAACTCAGAAGCTGCCCAATAGCCATTAGCAACTAAATTAGTAGAAGCACCTAACTCATTTCTTTCAGTTCTTAACTCTATGAAGTTACCTGCACCAAAGTCCATGTAACCTGCACCTAAAGCAGTTTTAGAGTAGATAGCACCTTTCTTTCTACCTGTATCACCATCAATTACTTGTGGTGAAGTGAAAAAGTCAATACCTGCTATGCTAGTAACAAAACCTGCTCTATAGAATTGTTCAGCTACAGAACTTGCTCCACCATGTGCAAATGCACCTAAACTAGAGTTTTTTGCTGTAACTCCCACTTCATTAGATAGACCAAAAGAGCCATACATTTGTTGTGGATGTAAAACTGCTGCATAAGGTCTAGGAGCATCATTAGTTTCCAAAGAAGCTACTGCATCCATTATATCTAAAAACCTTAGACCATCATCACTTCCTTTGCTTGTTGCAAATCCATCAAATAATGCACAAATGTTTGCATCAAATTCTGCTGCTACTGCATTACCTAGAACTTGTCCTGCATTTATCATTAAGGCATCTGCATTACCATGTGCTGCTAAGTCAGTAACTCTAGCATTAATGTGATTTCTTAATATTTCTACATTAGTTGCAGCAGTTGTAATACTTGTTGCTGCTACTTCTGTATCTTCATCACCTGTTGCTTCATTAGTAACATCTGAAACACCTAATTTGCTATAAACTGGGAATTGTACAACATTACTTCCTTTCTGTGCTGCTACCATTGAAATAGTAGAAGGAGTAACTGCTGCTTTATTAAATTGAACTATTGCTGCTGCAATGGTTTTTCCTAAACCACCTGCTGCAACACCTACATCTGTATTTGCCATTTTTCAGTCCTTTATGTTACACATTCTTTCAACTGCCAAATAGCCTTCATTTTGAATGTGCTGCTATTTAAAGCTATATTATAAAATTACTTAATGTAACCTTCAGTATTTTGCTCTAAATATTTTTCAGCACCTTGAGGGTCTTTCATTGCAAACTCTTGTATTGAACTATATCCATTAAACTCACCTTGTGGTGTGTTTCCTGCCCTACTTGTATTAGTTGGGAGAGTATTTACTTTAGTCACTTTATTTACATACAACTCCAATTTGTCAAGTGATAAGCCATCTGCAATAGATTTGTCAGAATCATCAGTTAATTGCTCCATAAGAGAGTTTCTCTTATTTTCTTTATATTCACTCCATGCCTTAACATCTGTTTGAGCTTTTTCAAGTTTAAGGTTAGCTTCATCAAGAAGTGTCTTATATTCACCTTGCTTCTCTAACTGCTTCTGCCTAGTTGCTTCTTGGTCAGCCTTAATCTTGTCTAATTGAGCCTGTAATTCTTGATTTTGAGCTTTGTACTCATTCTTCTGAGTATTAACCTCATCAAATCTACTTTTAGGAATACCATCTGATACATTGTTTTGACTAGCTTCTGTGCTAGGTTGTTTAACCTGATTTGCTTCAGTTTGAGTTGTTTTATCTTCCATTTGTAACCTCTTTTGTGAGTAATTGATTAAAAATCTGTCACCATAATATATTTAAAAATATATTAAATAAAACATTTATTTCTTTGCTTTGGGAGATACAGTAGCATGAACTTTAGCTGTGACCTTAATGTGGTGTGTGCCTTTAGGCATAGTTTTCTCCAGCTCATTGTTCATTATCTTCATTGCTTTATCTACAACATCTTTAGGCAGAGGGTATCTAGCATCTGTTAATATTCTGCCATTTTTCTTGAGCCAGTCTATTTTATTTGCATGTGCATTCCACCCAATATAAATAGTGTTATTTTTAGCATCTACACTATGGTTTAAATCTTTCCAAAGGTCACCTGTTAAGACAGGTGCTTTGGAATTTGCATAGCTACTATCTTGCTTAAACATATTGCCTGTTTTTTTTGCTTCTGCATATTTTTTTGAATATTCTTTAAATGGTTTGCCATAAGCATCTCTAGGGTTTGTTTTGTCAAATATGTAGTGTCTGTATCTGTTTACTAAGTTAGCACCTAAATCATTCCAAAATTTATCACTAAACAAAGGGGTGGGAAATTCTATGGGTTTGCCCTTAGCTACTACTTTTGCTGATGTGTGTGATTGTATATCAATATCACCATCAACACTTGTTCCTTTTAACATGTTTTTAATAGATCTTGTAAGTGCTGCTTGTGCTGCTCTTCTGCCTATACCTGCAAACAGTCTGCCTACAATGGCTAATGGTGCTGCCATTAGTCTAAATCCTCTAGTTTTTTCTTAGCACCTTCAGGGTCATGTCCAAACTTATCTTGCACAGATATTTCCCATTTATGTCTACAATTATATCCACCACCTTGTGTAAATACTTTGCTTCCAAACCTTCCTTCTATTTCAGCTCTTGTTAATTTGTCTGCTGCCATCATCTCTAAACACTCAGGTCTAGTCTTTTCATCTAATGCACCAATATACACATATTTAGTATCATCAGGCATCTTATCTATCATTAGTTTAGTAACATTTCTGCTGTATTCATTCATAGATGTATTTATAAGTGTTAGTAGTTGACCTCTACTTAATGCTCCTTGACCTCTAACTTTGTCTAGTACAAATTGTGTTGGAGAACCTGCAATAATCCCATTAATTACTTCTCTTTTAACTATTTGAGCCATATTGTCTAATTGGGATAATAAAGAGTTTGTGTTATAGTTTACAAGTGATTGTAATGTTTCTTCTGATAATGCTGAAAAGCCTTGAATAGATTGTAACATACCTGCATGAGAGTTTTCAAATATAGCAATAGCATTTTCTGCTTTAGACATTATAACTTCTTCTACATTTAGTGTTTCTATAAATCTGATAAATTCTTCTGCTGATTTGTTGCCTTTAAGTGCATAAAGTTCTGATATAGTTCTTTCTTGGACTTCTAGAATGATGTCTGCAATAGTTTCTGAACTGCCTTCTATAAATAGTTGATCTGACATTAAGCCATCTACCCCCATACTACACAGGTTTAATTAATTGTTGTAATAGTGAGTTTTCTGTTCCTTCTGCCTCTTCTTCTACTACTTTACCTCTTTCTTGTAAATATTCTTGTGCTGCTTCTCTATCAGGGAATCTATCAGGGTCTTTCTGCATTAATATATCTGATTCATCTATTAAGCCTTTTGATAACTCCCAATCCCATTTATCTCTTTGCTCAGTATCAGATAATACTTCCATTGTTTCTTCAAAGTCAACCTGCTCTAGCTCACCTGCATCTTTACCCATATCAACTGCAATCATTAACCTTTCAAGTTCAAACACTTGTCTTTCTACTTCTTGCCATCTAATAACATCTGATACTCTTTCATCTTGTAGCTCTTGGTTTCTTAATTTCAATGCTACCCCTGATTGTGCTGTTGTTCCTTCAACAAAGTTTATATCTATATGGTAATTCTGAGCCAACATCTTGTATGCTGTTGTGATTGATTTAGTTATTGAATCTACAGTATTAGGTGGTGTTACAATATTCATTTGCCCATCTACACCTAAAAAGCTAATCTTATCTGCACCAACTTCCATTGTGTCTTTTTCTATTTGACTACCATTGACATAAATATAACCAAATGACTGAAACATAATATTAGCATTTTTATTTGTTTCTGCTACATTAATCATTGTATTTGTTTGGATTAAATCAGTAGAGGCATCTGTGTCCATATAGCTAGACTCAGGCTTTCCATCTCTCCAGCACTCAACAAAAGGTAATACACCATAAGGATTAATCATATCAGGATTATCTTCATCTGTATATATCTTACCATTCTCATCATAAGTGAAGGTGTTGTCTTTATCCCAATACACCCACAGCTTTGCAGTATCATCAACTACTGTATCTTTTGTGGCTATAGGATAAGTAAATGCTATTGGAGTTAATGGGTCATCACCAAACATAGGCTCATAATCATGGATAATATCATACTCAATATGTTGTTGATTCTTATCATCATATCTCATGCAAACCTTTATTAAAACACCATCAAGCAGGTTAGTCATTCTTTCTGCTCTTTGCATCTTAAAGTCTTTATGGTGAAATAGCAATGGTGTATCTTCTTTAGTATAAATTCTTTTAGGTGGTTTCATATACACTAATGATATTCTATCAATAATTCTTTTAGTTACATTAATGTTGGCAGCAGGTACTTTGTCAAACAATGTTGAATCAAAATATCCCATTGTATAAGGTAAACTTCTACCCTTGTAATACTCTAAGGCATCTAGCCTTGCTGACTTCCACCTATCCTTTCTTTTCTGACTTGCATCATACTTTGCATTTAATACTAATAGTTCACTTATGTTTGGTATCATATCCTTCTTATGCTCCCCAATGTTGGTTTAATTATTGGTAATTCCCAATGGACTGCATATCCTAGTGCATCAGACATATGTGTTAAGTTTTTATTGCTCTTATCTATTTCTCTAGTTCCTTCTTTGTTTGATGTCTTTTCTAAGTCCTGAATTAAGTCTTTACAACTAGGGTCAATAACAAGATTGCCTTGTAGTGCTTTGTTTACTGCATTAACTCTATCTATTACAAGTGGGTTAGTTTTCATTGCTTTAACTTTAAATCCACCTTTCATTAGTAAGTCAATATCACTATACATTGCACTTGAGCCTCTTTTATGTCCTGTTGCATCAGGATATGCTACATATTCACTATTTGGGTATTTGTTCCTAATTGTATTAACCATTCTTTCTGTAAGTAGGTCACCACTACCACTATGTGATAATGCTATACAATCAAAAACTCTTATTTGGGGTTGTCTTTCATAAAGTTGAAATAAGACTGCACATTCAGGGTCAACATTCCAGTCAATTCCCAATCTAACAGGTAATGCTCTGTTGTATTGAACTCTTTGAACATTTTCATCTCTGTTGAACTGGTAGTATGTTTGACCTTGTTGTAAGTTAACAAATTGACCATCTCTGTAAGCCTTTAAAAGTTTTTCATCATAGTTATCTTCTAATAATTTAAGATAATTCTTAGGCAAATATACATTATCTTGAGTTTTTCCCCTAACTAAATATTTATTATCATCATCTTTTTCAACCATTAAGGTGTAGGTATATTTCATTCCTTCAGGTGTTGTGCATATATAAATCTCACAATTTTCTGTATCTCTCATTCTACCTAAAGCCTTATTAAATGCTAATTCACAATACTTGTATGTAGATATATCAAACTCATCAAAGCCACAATAACTCAAACTAACACCAATTATCTTATCAGGCTTAACCATCTGAAAAATTCTAATATTACCATAGGCAGTCTTAATAGTATGCTTAGAAACATTATAATCATATGCTATTCCTTTATCTCTTAATATATCTAAAAATGGTGGTATAAATACTTCTTCTGCTAGGGAATAAGTTGGGTATATAATCCACCCATTGCTAATACCATCTTTGTTCTTTCTTGTTATGTGGTTTATAAATGTTTTATGTAAGAAGGAGTAAGTCTTACCACTACCAAATCCACCTACATAAGCATTAATTTGTTTTTGACTTGTTAGGAAATCCCATTGGTGTGGAAAGTAATCTTCTTTATGAATTGTTAAATTAGATGCCATCAAATACTATATCATCTATAGGCTTAACTTCTGTTAGTTCTTGTTTGTCTGTTTGGTCTAGTATCTGTTTACCTAACCATATTAACATAGGTGTAGAACCTTTTTCAGCAGCATTCCATTGTAGTTTTCTAAGTCTTATTTTTCCCTCATCTTTCCCTTTTGTCATAAAATGGGAATAACTCTTTTTAATTAAATCTTCAGAGCAACCAAAAAAATTAGCCACTTCCCTAACAGTACAACCATAGGAAGCTAACTTAACTACTTGCTTTGTATCAATATCATATTTTTTAGGTCTAGCCATAGGTGTAGTATAACTAAAAAACCACCTTTCTTTCTACTAAAATCTTAAATTTAGGGTTTCTTACTTGTTTTAGCTCTACTATATCCAACCACTTAGCACTATCATCATGTATAAATCTTTCTATACATAAAGCATCTAAAAAACCTTTTATTCCACCCCATACATTATCAATATCATACTTTCTTTTTAAATAAACAGTAATCCTTAACTCACACTTTTCAGATGTAGGCTCTATATTATTCTCATTCATTTGGTGTCTTATTTGGAATTGATACTGATGTTTTATTCTTTGCTTTTTAGACCAATGCCATTTATCTACAGCATTTCTACTATAAATCTTATCATTTATTTCTAGGCTTTCCCAACTCATCTTTCTATAAAACTAAATATATGTTCTATTATTGGTAAAGTCCACCCATCTCCTAATAAACTACCAGCCTCTTTATATGATAATATATCACACCAATTATCAGCAAATCCTTGTAGCCTACACATCTCTGTTTTATTTACTAATCTATATTTATCATTATCTGTAATTATTGTGACCATGCCTTTTGGTCTTTTTTGTATGTATTTTTCCCAAGATTTATAATCATCATTTGCAAAAGTGTTTGCCTGAATATATCTTTCCATTAAGCAAGTATGTTTATCTCTATCAACACTACCATTAACCAATATATCTTTCAACATAATCTTTCTATCTTTAGGTTGAGGTATATCTGTAACAAAATCACCAAACATTCCATCAGGAGCAGTCCTTATATTGCTCCAGTAGTATCTATCTCTTAATTGTGCTGTAACTAAAGATGAGTTTATTCTAGCTGGATATACACCTAATGCTCTTGACATTATACCAACATCTTTCTTAGGTGCAGAACCAACATTTTCTTGTAAAAACAATACTTTAGGATTTAATTGTTTTATGTGATTTAATATATCTACAAATACCCAAAACAAACTACTTCTTTTACCTTTTAAACCCTTTTGGTGTTTGTAACTAATTTTACCAGCTTGAGATAAATCTTGACATGGGCTACCACTTAAAACCATATCTATACTTTTCCAATCTATATCCCATTCCTTCCATTTAGTTACATCTCCAACTTGTATTGTATCAGGATAGTGATGTTGTGTTAACTTGATTGCTGCAGTTTTTATTTCAGAGGAATAATACTTACCTACTTTTATTCCCACATTCTCTAAAGCAGTATGCCCAGTTGACATTCCATTAAATAAACTTAATACATTCATTACCATAGCTTAAACTTTTTCTTTCTATCTTTAATTTCCTTGTATTTTTTATTGTTTATTTTTTTATAACAACTTTTACAAGTGTTGTATTTATAGCCTGAGTATATAGCATAAAATTCTTTCTTGTCCTGAACTTTCTTGCATTTTGTACATAATTTTTCTGAGGGTAACATAGGAGATTCAAACCCATTGAGAGTGTGGGATTTGAAAGGTTAAGGTTAATGCTACCCTCATATCTATTTCTTTTTCTTAGCTCT